AGTTCTGTTGGAGGTATATCAGGACAGGTTATGGGAGCCGCTTGGACTGGTTCTAGATGGATTGCGTGCGGTGGTAATAGTAGTAATAGTCCCGGTATATCATATTCAACAGACGGAATTAATTTTACGGCTACATCAACAACAGGTGGTATTGGTGCTGTAGTAAAAAATGTAGCATCTCGTCGTGTTCTTCCTTACATAGGTTCTACAATTTCACCAACTAAAATAGTCTATGGGTCTTCAACCAGTCCAGCTGTAAATACTCTTATAACAGTTACTTTTCCTATTGCATTTATATCAGCTCCAAATGTACAAGCAATCGTTGTAAATTCAAGTCCGTCTACAAATTTAGCTTTCGTCATTGTATCAGCTATAACTAATACCAATTTTAAATTCTATACTTTTGACCCTACCGGTAACAGTGGTACAGCAGATGTTGTAAATTGGGTTGCAATGTTGTGATTAGAGTTAAATTTCAGTTTAATTTCAGTTTACTGAATGGTGTGATTAGAGTTAAATTTCAGTTTAATTTCAGTTTACTCAATGTTGTGATTTCAGTTTAATTTCAGTTTACTGAATGGTGTAATAATTAAATTAGCAATTTAGTATTGATAATTTAATTAGTATTTATTTATTGTTTCCAGCAAGTTGAGCAGGGTAATACATTTGAAGCCTTTCCACTTAAAGGTACGCATTTTCCGTTAACTTCGCAAGTATTGTTTTTAACTAAGGCTTGTCTTTCTTTTTCTAATATTTTATCACCATTGTTTTGTAAGAAATGGCGATATTCGTGGTTAGAACCAACTTCATTCATGTTTCTAATAAATTGGTCAAATACTTTGTATCTTACATAATTTGTTAAGAATCTGCCATCAGACATTAAAGGAGGGCATCCATAAGAAAAATAACGATTATCCATTATATATATAATTAATTAGATATTTTTTTTTGAATTAATTCTTCAGCTATCTTGTGTTTAGTTTTTCTTTTGAGTTAACTCTTTCACTTAATTCGTGTTTAGTTTTTCTTTTGTGATAACTCATCAGCTAATTCGTGTTTAGTTTTTTTCTTTGTAGAACCATTAACTTTTTTTTCTAGACTAATATTTTCTTTTTTTGCTATTTCTTGAATTTCAGTTAATTTTAATTTTTGTAAAGCATTTAAATCCATTTTTAAAGGTTTTTCATCATTTTTTTCATCTTTTAAATTATTGTTTACTTCTTCTTTTAAATTATTATTTGTTTCTTCTTTTAAATTACTATTTACTTCTTCTTTTAAATTATTATTTGTTTCTTCTTTTAAATTATTGTTTGTTTCTTTTTTTAAATTATTGTTTGTTTCTTTTTTTAACTCATTCTTATCTTTCATATCTTTATTAATTTCAGAATCATCTTCGTTTAATTCATCCCTTAAATCATTTAATACATCTTCTAATGATTTACTACCCTTTGATGATTTACTTTTCTCAGATAATAATTTACTTTTCTCTGATGATGATTCACTTTTATCACTTTCAGTATCTATTTTAGTTAATAATTCATCTTTATCTTTTAATAAAGTGTCAGACATTGATGTTTCTTCTAAATTTTCATTATCATTTGAATAAATTTCAAGATGCTTATTTTCTGTATCTACCTTTTTAAGACTTTCTACGGTTTGATTATCGGTATCTAAAACAGCTGAAGTTTCTGTTTCAGTATTTGTTTCTATTTCATTATCAGTTGTTGAATTTTTAACCATTTTTTCTGGTAAATTTAATTTTAAATCTTTTGATTCTGATTTAGTATTTTCTATTTTCTTCTCTTCTATCATTATTTCTATGATTTGTTCTTTCTTTTCTTTAATATTTTTTTCTATATTTTCTTTAATATTTTTCTCTTTATTTTCTTTAATATTTTTTGCATTCTCATTCTTATTATTATCATTAATAACCATTGTAGGTTTAGGAGGTAAAGCCAATACTACTTCATTATTTAAATTGTTTTTTTCCATAAACATTTTAATTTGGTTTTCACATTGAATAATTCTTTCTCTTTGGTAATCTATTTCTTTATACATAAAATATACAACTAGAGTTAATCCCAATAAAATTAAAAATTTAAAATCAAATAGGTTCGTCATTAACTATACTATTATATAAATATTATATGAACACACTTTTTAAATCAATTATTTTTTAATCTAAACTTATAAATAAATTCTCATTTTTAATAATATGTTAACATCATCTAAAATAGAAAATATTAAAAATAATATTTTTTTTGTGTCCAATTTAATGATTATGTCAAATATTATAAATCATTATTTAGTTGGTTCAGAATTATTTAATCAAAAATGGTTATATACAGGATTTGGTATTTTAATAACATATATTTGTTATTCATTAATAGCTAGTGAATTTATATCAGTAAATGATGAAGATTATAAAATTAAAAAAGGCAAAGAAGAAGCTATAAAATATTTAATTCTTTATACAATGTCACATTCATTTACCAGTTATATTCACGATGGTTTTATAGATATTTCTTTAGTTTGGTTTATAAGAACAGTTTTTACAATTGGAACTTATATCTTTTTCGATTATTCTTTTAGTGATACCTTTTTAACATTAGGAAATCACAAAATAATTTTATTAGATTTAATTAAAATATTTTTAGCTGAGATAATAGGAATGATGGTAGTTTTACAACCTTTTGATTTAATTGAGTTATCTGATATAATTGCATATGGATTTAGTTATATGTTTTGGAATTTAGTAACAAAAAAATTTATTTAATAAACTCACTTAAAAAATATATTTATTGTAATTTAAAACCTAAATGATATTAAATTATAAATGACTGGAGGATTAATCCAATTAGTATCTTCGGGTAAGCAAGATGGATATTTAACTTTCAATCCACAAATTACCTTTTTTAAAAAAAGTTATAGAAGACATACAATTTTCGGTATTGAATTAATAGAAAATGTTCCCGAACAACAACCAGTTTATGGTAATAGGGTATCTTTTCTATTAAATAATGTATCAGATTTGATAGGAAAATGTTATATTGAAATACAAATACCAACTCTATCTTTTACAGAGTCAGCTGAGGTAACAAGCTTAAAACAAAATCAATTATCAGATTATCAAAAGGCTATTAATAAATGGAAAACTTTATATGATAATTTAAATAGTTATTGTTCTATTGAAATTTTATTATATCAAAATCTTATTAAATTATTACAATCGATAAATATTACTTTACAAGTTTTAAAACAAAATACGATTAAATTTAATGCTCAATATAAGAAACAGAAAGAAGCTTTAACTAATTTAATATTAGATACCGTTTTTAGTGAAATTGATTTAACAGGTTATATTTTACAGCTTACTCTTATGATAGTTTCTGATGATAGTGCTAATTATGACCCAACTATTGAAATTAAGACAAGTGATTTAATAAATAACATTACTGGTTATTATAATAATATGATTAAAAATTTAAATTATTATTATTCCAATTATATATATTACACAAAATTATACAATAATTTAAATAATAGTAATGTACCATTTGCTTGGAATGATTATTTAGCTCCAATATATTTTACAGATTATCAATTAGAATTAGGTGGTCAAGTTGTTGAAGAATATAGTATAGAACAATCAATGATTTATGCAACCCATCATATACCTGCAGAACAACAAGAAAATTTTAATATTATGATTGGTAGAAATCCTAAATTGACTACTTTTAATAATAAAACAAAATTAGGTCAAACTTTAATATTACCTTTAGCCTTTTGGTTTTGTAAAGATATCGGTTCAGCTTTACCAACAGTTGCTTTAGCTAATTCTAGTGTTTCTATAAATCTAAAATTAAATACTTTGAAAAATCTTATTTACTTCCAAGATTATGAACAAGAATATTATAATTTTTTAATTATAACTGTTCCTAAAGACAAATCTATTCACGATAATTTAAATATTAAATCTTTTACTTTTGATAACAATAGCCAAATGTTTACCTATATTTGTTTAAATATAAATTATCAATTAATGGCATTACAATATCCATCTTTGAGTACTTTTGACAAAAATGATGCTATTACAACTATTTTAGAAACATATGGTATATTAGTAGATGGAGAATATATTATGGAATTAAAAGAATGGTTAGTATTTAGAATAAATTATAAGGAAAATCAAAATGTAATAGATCCAGGTGCTAATAATGATTTTAATAAATATCTAAGTATGATTCCACCACCAGTGATAAAATTAATTACAGAATCAGTTTATTTAGATGAAGTAGAAAGAAATAAGTTTGCTTCATCAAAATTAGAATATGTAGTAGAAATATTTCAAGAAAATATTTTTGATATTAATAATGAAAATCTTTTTAATGGCGAAATGAGTATAGATAGACCGGTAAAAGAATTAACTTGGATAACTCAACCAAAATTATTATTACAAGGTTTTAGTGAATATGGTAAAACTTATCAAACTACTTTTTCTTTTAATAAATTTTTCGATTATTATTTTTATACCAATCAATCCATTCAATTAAATCAATTGGATATCATAAAACCTAAATTAAATGAAACCTTTTATAATGAATTACAATCATATCAATATTTTAATAATTCTTTACCAGAAGGAGTTTATTGCTATAATTTTGGATTATATCCTGAAGAAATTCAACCATCAGGAACAGCAAATTTTTCAATGTTTAGGGGTAAGGTGTTAATTTTTACTTTGGATAAAAACTTTCTTTCTGAATATTATGATACAAGTTTTAATCCTAACCAATACGGATTACAATTAAAAATGATGGCTAGAAGTTATAATTTTTTGACGGTTTCTAATGGTATGGCGAAGATGTTGTTTGTTAATAATTAATAGCCCCTAGTTATAGTTATATTTTAGTTAACCCCTTTTGTAAATTAGAATATAATAAGTTTACTCTATAGTTTAATTTCAGTTTACACTTTATTAAAGTTTACTATAACGGGGAGTATATTCTTAATTTAGTATATTTTATTTATTTTATAGTTCATTGAGTATACTTTCTATAAACTAATACGGGGTTTATTTTATAGTTCAATGAGTATACTCTATATTAACTAATATGGGGTATATTCTTAATTTAATATATTTAGTTTATTTTATAGTTCAATGAGTTTACTCTATATTAACTAATACGGGGGTACTTTCTATAAACTAATACAGGCCTAAAACACCCCCTCAATATCCTCCACTTCCCCATCCGAAAAATCATCTTCAATATTTATTAAAAATGGATTAAT